ACATGCCGTATCCAATGACAAAAAAGAAAAGTAAAATGCAAATACTATATGTAGATAGAAAAAAATTTCTTAACTGGTATTTTTCATGCGATGAGGATTTTAGAAGGGTAGGTGAAGAAGCGTATGATTATTTATGTGATGGAAGAGAATATTCAATCACATTAGAGGACTTGTTTGAAAGTCGTGCAGATACACCAACGGGTTTGATTAAGAACTGGGATATTGTAGGCTGTAAACATGATGACAATTACATCGGTGATTTATACCATGAGGGCTTACTGCCAAAAGATTTTTGGAAGAGATATGACATTGAATTAGAGGAAAAGAAATGAAGCTACCATTAGAAAAAATAGATAAGGAAGATGTGATGATGTTCTTTGAACTAGATATTGACAACTGCAAACTAAAGAAGAAGGACTTTTGTGAGATAATAGCAAGTTTCATAAATGATCCGATTCCTATGAGCAAGTTATACAGAGATGAAATTAATCTGTACTTTGAAACTAGGAGGGATTTGTAATGAATAGAAATAGCATATCAATAGGGTTAATGCGAATGACTTATTGCGATAGTGATAGTTTACCCCACAGAATAGAAAAGTTATTTTGGAATTTAGATGAAGACATGAATGGCAATAATGGAGAAGAGTATTTATGGGAGGATGCAAAAGCAAAAGGATTTGATTGTAACCTAAAATATATAACACAGCTATACGAGGACACAATGGATGATGGTTGGTATGATTGGGACGATCATAGTCAAATAGATGATTGTATTAAACATTTTGTAAAGTTTTATGATCTTGAGGGATATAATCATTATAAAATAGGAGATGCTTGTATTGACACGAATGATAATGGCAAAACTTGGAATATAGCAATTCCATACATAACATATTATTAGGAGGGACTTATAAATGCAATGGGCAATAGATTCTTTTTGTGGCTCTGACAATAAGAAAAAACGTGTTGTACACACAAAGCAACAACGAAAACATTCCAAAAAAGAAACATTTAGGATGAATTATTGTAAGTCTTGTAATTGTGTATGGGAGACAGATAGAAGTTCTCCTCAGTATATTGTGAAATACCAAGATTTTCCAACAAGAGGTATTAAAAAGAAGGAGTGTAAATACTGTGATAAAAGTGAATAAAATAATAGCAGTTCTAACGATAGTTTTTTGCAGTTGCAGTACAACTATGCCATCACATAAGATTATGGACAGAGATAAATATGTACACGACTACAATAGAGAGATTACAGAATACAATCGAACTGTGCAAATGTACTGCAAAAGCCATTACAGATGGGAAAAAGTGAAGATGATAAACACCAAGAATGGTGTAGAATTTAGAGTAAGATAGAGGTGTGAGTCGAGCATAATGAATTTGTATTTCATCCAGTTAATCATACAAACCGCTTGGCTTACACCCTAAAAAATAAAAGGAGTAATAAATGACAGCTAAAGAATATCAACTTATGAGACAAGAGTTTCTTTCAGAAACCTTGAAACTTTCAGACAATAAACGTATTGAATACACAGAAGGACACCATAACTCAAATGTTTTATGGAACTTCGAGAACATAGCAGAAATACCACCAATGAAGGTACTATCTGTATATTTACTGAAGCATACAAGTAGTGTTTTTAACTATTTTAAAGATGGTAAAGAATACTCGGAAAGTATCGAAGGTAGAATTATGGATATCATTAACTATCTTTTGTTATTGGTGTGCATGATAAGAACATACAAACAAAAAGGAGAAGTAAGAAATGAACGAACATGAATTAGTATTTGACAAATTATGTGAAACGTTATTTCCTGAATTAGATGAAGCAGTAGACAGAGAAGCAGAGCATTTAATGGAGGAACATAACATCAACCATGAACTAATGGTGGAAATCATAGAGGCTTTCCTTTACAAGAGAGCAAAGCAGGTGGAGGGATAAATATGAATCACTCAAAAACAAGAAAAAAATTCCAAAAAGAATTTATACATTCTTTTGTTTACAGCAGTACAGTGCATCAATTAATACAGATATATAAGCAAAAGTTGAAAAAAAAGTTTAACAAACTTTCTGATGAAGATTTTATAACAGCAATAGAAGATACTCTTTTTGAAAATAGATACGGTGTTGCTCAATGGGCAGAATTTGAGGATTTTTGTAAACATGTAGAGGAGGGTGAATAACATGATACATTGGTTACAGTCTTTATCAGAGAATGGATTTGATGTTTTTATAGTCGTATACCTTGCGATACTACACCTCATATACCATTATTTA